GCCCATATCATACCAGATTCGAACAAAGGTGCAACTGCATTTACACGTGCGTGCTTATCATTTCCTTTTGACGGTGTGAAGTTGACAACTGGTATATCCATTTGCCTAAGCTCGTATGTTAACGGCAAACCTGATGCTTTTGCTTCTATTATGACAGACTCTGGCTGCCAATAACTATATTGTTCAAGAGCTAAACGTCTAAGTTCAGGAAACTCGTATCTGCCTTTTATAGCATCGAGTAAGATTAAATTAGCAGGACTATCCTCATTTGGATAAAATATTCCCCATGTAGTAATCGCCGAGTAGTCTGCTGTCTCTTTTTTTAAAAATGCTGTGTCATAGGATTGTATTACATGATGTAAATGCGGAATATGTTCACTTGTATATTTCATCCACCACTCACGTTTTAATATAGCTCCTTCTTCTGCTGTTGGATTTTGCATCCACTGTGCATTCCATTTACCCGTGGGCAGTGTTGCTTGTACCTTCTCTAATTCATCTAACTTCCAATACTCCGGCCATACAGGTTTTTGTTTCTTTGATCCATGGTCCATGATTGCTGGAAACTCGACCACGTCCCACTGATCAGCTTTAGCTTCTTTTTGATTCTGTATCAATTTACCTGTCAGATCTTTATTCGACCAACGTGTCATTAC